CAGGGTGTGTGTGAGGATATTGAAGTGATGGATAGGGTGATGAGAGGGGGGGAGGGGGAGAGAAGAGAGAGTAAAGGGTTTGGTTGGGCGTTATTCATTCTGGGCGGTCTGGATATGATACTTCGAGAGGATAATTCTCTTGGTCGATAGAGTTTCTTATTGCGGATTTGTATGCAACCCACATCGCCCTCTTCTGCTCATCTGGAACGTCAGTCGTATATTTAGAGATATAGATGTCCGCCTCATCATAAAGAAATGAGCGTTCTATTTCTCTAAGATGACCATCCCATGTAGATTCTGGGGGGAGAATACCAACAGAAAGCATATCGTATTCTTGATTGTCGAAAAAATATGATGTAAAGTCGTAGATTGTCCCTTCTTCTGTTGTCTCAGTGGTTATATCTGTATTGTACAAAGAACCCGAAAGACCTTTAAGGATTTTAACAGGTCTAGTCGAACTCTTGTTGTGTTCGATAATCTTCATATTCAATGAATTGAATGAATGATATTTAAGTAAGATGTTTAGGGGAAAGCATCTCTGGGTTGTCTGAATGGATATATACATATAATCTAAACAAACCAATCTTTTTAAAGAGATTCTTACAATCACAATAGAAGGTAAAACCGTAATAACTGTTTATCGCTCCAATATCTCCCTCTATGAGTTTTCCATCTTCTTTCAGATGTTGAAATGCTCTCTTGCAAATCTTTTTAATTCTGTTTTTCGTTCTTTTTCTTATTAGTGAATGGGTAGGATAGCTCACGAATCCCACGAAGTCAATCCCTTCCTCGACGGGACGGATGCACCAATTCCTCTTGATGGTCAATCCCAATCCATCGGTCAGCCTCTGCAATCTCCTCAACGCTCTGTGTAGCCACGGTTTGCTCCATCCGACTATCACGATGTCATCCATGTAGCGAAAATAGTACTTGCAATGGAATCTTTCCTTCATGTAGTGGTCTATGCTCGATAGGTAGAAATTTGCGAAGTATTGCGATGTGTAATTCCCTATCGGAATGCCTTCGAGAGGATACTCGTCGATGATCTGCCTACATAATGCCAATATCCATACGTCCTTTATCTTTCGAGCGATGATGTCGTACATCAATTGCTTATCGATGGACGGAAAATACTTCTTGATGTCAAGTTTTAGGTAGTATTTGGCATCCTTCTTGCGTAGGCATCTCATGAGGTCGGAGTGTGCCTTGTGCATCCCACGTTTTGGTAATGCTGCATATGTGTGCTTGATGAGGGTTTTTAGCATGATTTTGTTAATGATGTTCATCAACGCCCAATGCACGACCCTATCCCTAAAAGGAAGGTCAGCGACTTCCCTTTCCTTCCCGTTCTCGTTGATAGTGAAGATGCGATAATCGGATGTGTGATAAGTCCCGTCAATTAGATCAGTCTGGATGGATTCGAGGTTCTCGACGAGATTCTCCTCGAACTTGCGTATATCCGGGCGGTATCTTTTCCCTTTTGCGGCACTCCTCTCCGCTTCAAGGAGATTTTTCATAGAAACGAACTCCTCGAAGAGGTTGCCTACTCTTTTTACCATACGGCAGTCCTCGTTTTCAACCCAATGCAGGTCTTTCCCTCACGGTACTAGAACTGTTTTGAATCTTCGTCATCTTTTGCCAAGAGGCAAGGAGATCATAGCCTAAGTCAGTTTTAGCCATAAGGCAGGGTACTGGAACCGAGCGACCGCCGTTGTTGGAATTAGCGTTACCATCATTCTGATTGAGGTAAGACACTCCTGCATTGCCATTTGACACATTGTCCGAATTGCCACCTACGTTAGCGAACGGATTGCTGGAATTAGGCAGATACATTAGTAAGGTCATTGCTATGATTCCTACGTGTGATATATCGCACGTGATTATATAAGAATAGAGATTGCTATTTAAACATTTGGTAAGAGGGGGGTCGCACCCCCCTCAAACCCCCTGCTGGATGCCGTCCGAGGACGTCCGGCATCATAAATCAAAGACGAAAACCGAGCGACCGCCGCGGCTGGAATCAGCGCCACCACCACCCCGATCGAGGCAAGACACCCCCGCACGGCCATTTGACACATCGGCCGAATAGCCACCCACGCGAGCGAACGGATTGCTGGAATAAGGCAGATAATAAATGTCGCATCCGCCCGTGGTCGCAGACCCGCCAGAGCCTGTTCCCCACCCCCACGTCATCGGTTGAGTGCTGATGCTTCCGAATGACGTACCGACCGAGACCAGTGAGTGCGGACTTGTCGATATGCAAGTACCGCCCGTGGTCGATGTCGGAGATTGAGTGGATGTTTGGAAGACATACACACCGCTCGACAGATATTTGATGTCGCCCAGATACTCATAGTTGTGTCCCCACGGGTTCTCGATGAACGCCTTGACACCTTGTGTCGTGCCTACTGTCGTAGATGACGAACCAGCGAACAACCCCATCGCATTCATCAGTCCTGTGGTCCATGCGCCATAAGACTGACCGCCCTGTCCTATCTTCGCCTGTGAGTTGAAATGCCTCATGGCGAATAGCACAAGCAGTCTATACAACGACCATTGATGCCAATTGCACAACATCGCCTTACCGTTATTGACGGTATTGGCTTTACAACCAGCGACCAGATTGGCTTGTGAGATATTCACGGTAGAGGTTGCACCGCTGATGCTCTTTATCCTCGACGATGAGCCGTTGCCCGGATAGACTGCGATAGCCATATACTCGTACACATGGTCATCGATGGTGTGGGCGAATGCCGTCCCTGTCGATGATTTGGTGGATATGGTCACACTGGATGATGTCGATGAGACGTAGATCGTCGGGATGCAGAACATTGTATTTTCAGATGTGATCGATGACGAACCCGATGCACTTACCCATTCCGAACCATCCCACGTGGCAATCTTCTGTGCCAAATTCTGCGGATTCAGTTTCTCGTGCAACACACCAGCATCCGTGAACGTTGCGTAGAAGCACCTGTTAAGCAATGGATTGTCCGATGTGCCGTCGGCATTCATTTCCCACGAACCGATGGTCGTACATTTGGCTGGTGTCGAACCAGACGAACCCGGTCCTGATACAGGTGTGAAGCCAGCACAATCATCGGCATATGTCAAGCATGAGTCTGGCGATGACACGAAATTGCTGGACACATAATTCATGGTAAATGTGACACTATAACTGACCACGATACTCGCAGTGACACTACTGCCAGCGACGGTCGTTACCGTCACATCATCCGCATTGCCACCCGACGGATCGGTTATGCTCACGGTGTACGTCCTCACGGATTGGACTGTGACCGTGGCAGTACCTACGCCAGACGAGGCATTGACCGTACCTGTGTACTCCTCATCGCCACCGACTATCTTGTAGGCGATGGTCGTGTTCTTTCCACTGTCCGTGACCGAAACGACAATCTTGGCGTTGATTATCGTCGTTGATGCACCTGTTGCATCCACATGGACTGTGTTGGTGGAATAATTGCTGGCAGTGACCGAATAATCATAACCAGCGGGAACACCTAGTGTGGCTTTCCCTTGTGAATTGGTCGTTCCTGTATAGGTCTTACCGCCAGCCGTGGCAGTGACCGTGAGGGCGGAAGCGACGGGATTGGTGGAGACTACGAGGTCTACGAGCGTTTCAGTGCTGATGCTGTCAATCTCGTCCGCCATCTCTGTTATCTTCATCGTGGCTGTCTTGCCTGTCTTGGAGCGGATCGCATCTGCGATGTCCGAGAAAATTTGCCCTGTCACTGCCATCAGTAATCACCATCCATAAGGTCTTCCAGTGCTTTCACTCTTTCTTCGATTTCAGATATTGCCTGTGTGTTCGTACTAATCGCCCCTATATTTGTTGTAGTCGCACCAGAATTCAACGCACTGATCTGTGCCTGTGTGAATTGGTAGTTAAAGATGTATTGGAATTCCCAACCACCATCATAGGTATATCTTGTAGAGTTGTGTGCATCTCCACCATTTACTTCATCACTCAATACGATTGCATAATCGTTCCTTGTAGGTGTTCTGACCTCTCCACCAGAGTAGTATGTTGTAGCATTGACGAGTTCTGCATTTGTGGAGAATGGGTTGCCATCGGCATCCTTCGTGATGTAGAATGCTGCAAGTGCATTGATAGATGAATTGACGAATCCTTTGAGGGCGAATGCACTGTCGGATGCTGAACCAGCAGGATATGCAGTACCTGTCGTGAGGATGTTCACTTTCTTGTTGGTTATGGACATATCCGAACCATCTATCTGTACTCCTTCGAGAACGTTTATCTCTGCCCCATCTACTGTGTTACCCAATCCAACCTGTGCCTTCGTAACCGCATGAGGGTTGCCCTTGTTTGCGATGTGCGTGTCTATCTTTGTGTTCGCATTAGATGCAGAGGTTGATGCAGCAGTGATGTTGGACTCGTTCGTTCCCACACGTGTATCAAGTGATGCAATCGTCTTCGTTTCATCGGATGCATTCTTGTAGTTGGTAGCAGTCGTTGCAGTGTCTGCGGCTCCAGCAGAGTTTACTTTGATCGCTTTGACATCATCCTCAGTGAGTGTTGATATATTCACTGACTTGTCTGTCGCAATACTCTGTGTAGTGCCATTAACCTTTATGGATTTGATAGGTACTGAACTGTCTGTGATATAGTTCCTACCTGTGATGTTCGAATCTACTTCCGCCTTAGTCTGATAACCAGAATCGTTCTCCAATTCAGATACTTTCGTAGGAACATCTGGGATGTCTTTTGAAATAGCATCAATCTGTCCTTGAATATCAGATGTGACATTTGCAAGATAACCAAGTTTCGTAGTCGTAATCGTACCAACACCAATCTTTCCAGATGTGTCTGTGACAATTACCTTACTTGCATTATCTGTACCAAGGTTCGCCTTCTGATAGGTAGAAGTGATAACGTTTCCACTTCCATCTTGTGTTGCCTTCGTGGCTGATGCTGCTGATGTAGCAGATGTAGCGGTCGTGGCTGATGTTGCAGAGTCTGCCTTCGCTGCACTATTGACCTTGATGTTCTTAACTTGGTCTTCGGTAAGCGTTGTGATATTTACTCTCTTATCTGTGGGAGTGAGGTCAGTATCATTCACTGCGATGGTCTCGATGATGTTTACCTCTGCTCCTTCTTCTACGCCGATCTGTGTAGCAGTAACCTTATGAGGGTTATCTTCGTCACTAGTATGGTCATTTATTTGTTGTTGAATGTCAGATGTGACATTTGCAAGATAGCCAAGTTTTGTGGTTGTGATTGTTCCAACAGTTATTTTTCCAGTTGTATCAGTAACAAGTACCTTACTTGCATTGCTTGTACCGAGATTTACTTTCTGGTAGGTCGTTGTTATCTCATTGCCACTTGCATCCTGTGTAGCCTTCGTGGCGGATGTAGCAGTTGTCGCACTATCTGCTTTTTCAGCCTCGCTAACTTTAATTCCTTTCACATCACTCTCTGTGAGTGTTGTAATATCCACAGATTTGTCTGTTGCAATGGTTTGTGTAGTGCCATTAACCTTTATGGATTTGATAGGTACTGAACTGTCTGTGATATAGTTCCTGTTTTCAATATTTGTATTTACTTGTGATTCTGTTTGGTAACCAGAATCGTTCTCCAATTCGGATACCTTTGTAGGAACGTCAGGGATTCTACCAGAGATGTTATCTATTTGCTCTTGGATATCTGATGTAACATCAGCAAGATAGTTGAGTTTGGTAGTTGTGATGGAACTGGTAGTTATTTTTCCAGATGTGTCTGTAACGATTACTTTATTCGCATTCGTCGTACCGAGATTTGCCTTTTGGTAGGTTGCAGTTATTATGTTTCCGCTTGCATCCTGTGTTGCTTTCGTGGCTGATGCTGCAGTCTCAGCAGTGGTTGCCTCGTCAGCGGTTTGGGAAGCAGTTACTTTGATTGCCTTAACATCATCCACAGTAAGTATTGTTATATTTACTCTCTTATTCGTAGGGGCGAGGTCAGTATCATTCACTGCGATGGTCTCGATGATGTTTACTTCTGCTCCTTCCTCAACACCTATCTGCGTAGCAGTAACTTCATGAGGGTTGGATTTGTTCGATGTGTGTGCAGTGAGTGCCTCTACCGTTGCCTTCTTATCCAATGCCTGTTGTGTCTTGGTAGATATGGGTTTGTTCAAATCCGATGTATCATCGACATTACCAAGTCCAACCTGTGCCTTTGTGACCTCATGAGGATTGTCTTTATTGGATGTGTGTGATGTAAGTGTTGAAGCATCTGCCTTCAAGTCAAGTGCTGCCTGTGTTGCAGTCGATATGGGCTTATCCTTATCGGATGTATTGTCGGCATTACCAAGCCCTACCTGTGCTTTCGTCACTTTGTGAGGGTTGGATTCGTTAGATGTGTGTGCGGAGAGTGTAGATGCATCCGCCTTGAGTGCGAGTGCCTCAGAGACTGCATTTGACACAGGTTTATCTGCATCAGATGTGTTGTCCACTTCGCTAAGTCCAACCTGTGCCTTTGTCACTTCATGAGGGTTGTCCTTGTTGGCGATATGTGCTTCGACATCGCTGACCTCTATCTTCTCCCATCCAGCCTCTGCTGATGTGTATCTGTAATATGTATTCTTAACGTAGATTGGCTCTTCTGTGGTCGTTTCGCCAATATAATAGATCACCGCACCGACCATCTCATCTGCAACATTCTCTCCAATGGTCATCATGGCAGGGTCACTTATCGCACCCACCAATTTGCCCTGTGCAGTTGATTCCAATACACCGTCAGCGATGATTCCAACTTCTGATTTATTCTGTGTCATACTCTCTCCTTAACAAGTTTAAGAGTGAGGGGTTACCCTCACTCATGGTTTATTCAACTGCCGATTATCCTCACTTTGTGTACTTCTGTCGTTGCAGTGTTGAATCCAACAGTGACCTTGTTGTCCACGACATTGATGTGTGTGATTACAAGGTTTCCAGATGAATCGAACACCTGTACGTTGTACGCCTTCACGATGGGGTCTGCTGGAAGTGTGAACTCCCCCTTCGTAAGACCTGTTGCAATCGTACCCTCAAAGATGAATCCGACTCCTGTGGGAAGGTCAGATTTCTCGATTGCACGTGAGCCTGTTACAAGTCCCTTGACATCATACGTTACGAGTTTCGCATCTGTGGAAGCAGAGATATCTGCATTCTTCTTGACGTATGTGGACTCGATTGTGGACTCAAGGTCTGAGAACTTGTCTCCAACGGTCTTCGCAATCGGAGGTGCGGTCGTAGATGTGAGGTTGTCCACGGGTGCTTTCGCTCCCTCTTCGATACCATCGAGTTTCGTGTAATCCTCTTTGGACATCAGTCCATCCGCTGTCGCAGATGCGTTGGGAATCGTGACAGATGCCTTCTTGGCAGTGATGGTAGCATCAACGCCATTGACTGCGATACTCTCAATCTTGTTGACCTGTGCCCCATCCTCATAATCAAGGTTAAGGTCTGTCTTCGTGAGAGTGATATCTGCATTCAACTGCTTGTTGTTTACCTTCCTCGTGTCGGGGACTGCATCGACATCAGAGTATGTGAGTGAGACAACACCAGATTTACCATTCACTGAAATGACTGCACCCGGTCCGACTATCTGAATCCAATTGTCGAGAGTACCGTATGCTCCATTGAGAAAGTAGACCCCGTTGTTGTTCACACTCGTGTCATTCGTGACCTGTGCGATGTCTCCCTTCTCTGCCTTCGAAAGTGTGATGAGTTCTGCTTTCGTCTCGACTGAACCGATGTACTCGGAGATTGCAAGAGGGGGAATTACGGAGTTGTCCAATTTTCCATCGGAATTGAGGATAGGGATCTGTCCAGATGATGTACCTGTATCCTTGGTCGCTGCCGTTCCAAGTCCGAGAGAATCCCTTGTGACATTCACTGTCTTTCCAGAGATTGCAAGTGCCGTACCTTCTGCCTGTACTGTCTCAATCTTGTTCTCTTCTGCGTTCTCATCAACTGTATCGAGTTTTGCCTTATCTGCTGCGGACATGAGTCCATCTGCAGATGATGTCGCAACATCCTTCGTTGCCTTGTCATCCAACTCTGACTGAAGGTTCGTGACCTTCGAGATTGCGATGTCGGGTATCTCTGCAACGGGGACTTTACCATCCACGAGTTTTGCAACAGTCACTCCGAGGTCCCTCTCTATGAGAACGGTCGCACCCTCGGGCATTGCCGTAAGTACTTTCCAAATATCTGCCGTGGTCGAACCCGATGCGTTGTAACAGATGTACAACTGTCCATCCTTCGCTACTATCTGGTTCTTCTTCATACCAGATGTGGGGAGTTCGGTCACTGTCTGAGGGACGAAATTGAGAATCTCGTTCCCCATCATGTTCAAGTCTGCCTTGACTTTTGTGTCGTATGTTCCTGCCATATTATCACTTATCATGTAAGCACAACAATTCCTGTTGTTGCTTCATTGAATCTGATTGTTATTGTTGTGTTATCTTGTTCTACCTGTGCCATCAATGAATGATTGTCCAAGTCGAACACCTGTACTGTGAGATATCTGTTCGGTGCATTGATAACTTCACGTTTCTTTATGACCCATTCGGTCGCACTTGCGAAACGTCTTGTGTATCCACCCCATCCACCTTCTCCGCCAGATGAGATACCATACGCACCGGGCGATACGATGATTGTCTTAGGTTCATCGAATGCTGGTGGTCTGTTGAATGTCACTTCGATGGTGTTGAGGCTGGTTGCCTTGACCGCTGCATCCACATAAGTTCCATCGAAACTCTTGATGGATGTGAAGAGGTTGGTGGTGTTAAGCCCGTGTTCTATCTCGTACGTCGTGTTTATTCCATCGCCTATTATCTCTGTGTATGTGTTTGGTTCTCCACCTCCACCACTCCCTTGTACCATCTTCCACTTATCTTTTGTCGAGGAAGGAAGGACACCTTTATTATTGTCCACAATGGAGATGTAAATGGTATCTGCATAGACAACGGTCGATGATTTGTTGTATGTGGCATTCTTATCCCACTGAGGGATTGCCTGTGTCAAGTCCGTCTTATTGTCAAGTTGCAGTTGTATGTTGCCTCTGCTATCTGCGAGGTTCTCTAATTCTTGAAGTGTGATGTCTGATGCGACTATCTTACCAGTGTCATTCGTAACGAGTATCGCACTCTTGATGTTCGTTATTGTATCCTTAACGACTTCAAGATACTCTGTCGTGGTCTGCCCTACGACTTCTAATGCCTGTGTTCCCACACTCTCGAATATAGGATTGAGTGTGTGGATGAGAATCCAGTTGTTGGGGTCTGAATAGTCATCATCTACAAGGATATAGAGGTCATCCTTGCCCACATCTCCTACAACCCAAGCAAGGTCTGGGGGTTGTGCTTGTTTGAGGGTAGTGAGTTCATCAGATGTTGTAATCTTGAATACTGATACGATGAAGTTTGATGCAAGGAATTTCTCTGGAATCTTTCCAGCGACGAGATATGGGATGGGATAATCCTCAGAGGGTTGTACCTCTCCACCACCTATTCCATCATAGTGAAGTGTGATGGGGTTGTAGTCATCGGAGTTCGTGGTTATCCTAACCTTCCCCAATGCCTTCTCGTAGAGTTCTTCCACCCAATATTCTCTCTCGATTGGTTCGTATTCTCCGTTGGCGGATGCTCTGAAATAGATCGTTGCCTGTTCGGATTTCTCTACTGTCCTACCTTCATCCTTGATGAATACAAGGTTGTAATTGACTGTCTTTCCTATATTATTCTCTGCAATCTCGGCAGGGATTTGGAACTTGTTGTCTGTGAGTGCATATCTGGGCTGTACTTCATTCCCATATTTATCCAATGCATAACAGTCAAATTCTATGAATCTCTGCCAACTTCCACCAACGTCGTAATCCTTGGGGAATTTGAATTGCAGTATCGTAGATTTAGCATCGCCAATGACACCACCGATATTCTTATCCTTCGGCAAGAGTTGGCGAGTCTGCGACCCCGCATATGTCTTCTTGATAATCATAACGACCAGACCTAATGAGGATTAGGTTTGATTGATATTTAAACTATATTAAAAAGGGGAAAAAGTGGTTTTAGTTGATATTTAAGAGTTTTCTAACTCATTGATTCTGTCTCTCCATGCTTGACGTTGTGCCTTGATTGGAGCATATTCTTCTTCTGTTATCCAACCCTCTGCATACTTGACTGCTTGATAGTCTGTTTCTGAGAGTTTTGTTTTGAGTTCACCTATCTCTATCGAAACAGGAATCTCCCCATATTGTTCAAGTGAGAGTTTACCATCGACTACACGCCATGCGTAACCTACTTGAGAATATAATGTCTCATTGAATGTATTCTCATCCACTTCTATCGTAGAACATGATTCATCAATAGGTATGTCATTTGGATAACGCTGACAAACCCAACCATCTTTATTATAACATATCGATATTTTCATCTCATCCATTGTATCAATATCCTATCGCTAACCAAAACACTCCAACTTTCGTAGATTCGTATTTGAGTTTCATTCCTGTATTCGTCACATCATATACATAATCGTTTCCACGAGATGTGGAATCATCTCTTATAGTTGAACACGCTGCGTAAAGCACACCGTTTGGGAATGGGGGTGAGAATGAAATTTGCTTACCAACGCCCGCAACTCCAGAATGAGTCCAAAGACCACATATTAAATATTTTGGCACACTATTGTTTGCCCTTTGAACATTGAATATATGTCCAAGCCCCTGCATTATTGCACCAGCACGGTCTAATTTCACAGTCAGTGAAGATAATTGATATGTATGTGGGGAATCATCATATCCATTCCACTGCACCCAAGGAGCGGTCGTAGGTGATATACAAATCTCCGAATAGTTCGCCTTATCCCCTGCTGTTCCCGAATATGAGGATAGATATGTTCTAACCCCATTCTCACTAGCCAATTGTATAGTCGGATATTTCACAGGAGGATAAATGGTATCTGGGTCTGGACCATCATATGAATGTCCAGACAATTCTCCCCACTCTGTCGAACCATCTGCTCCTATGATGTGTATCGCAGATTGAGCATACCTTACAGCATCATCTACATTACGTAACTTCAATCCAGAATTATCTAATGAAATGTACGGTGTACCGCCACTATATCCTGTCTTAAACGACCCATCAGTTCCAATGGATGTTACAGTCGTAGTTCCTTTTTTCGTGACCATTCCAGAAGAACTTAACTCTACCGCACCGCCACCAGCCTCTAACACACCATTTGTCCCAACGGAACATTGAAGGGTAGTTCCGCTATATGTTTTCAATCCGTCTGAATTAATTATGACAGAACCTCCACCACCTCTAACGGTATTGTTCGACGCATTGATTGTACCATAAAGTTGAGAAGTTGAACCTTGATATTGCCAATATGTATTATCCACCTTAGTTGGTGTTTGACCTACATTATCCTTCATAGCGACATAGACCATATATCCTTCGGAAGTATTTGTCCTGTATGATACTGCCTCTCCAACCTTGTACTCTCTGGTACTATCCCATAATTCCAGTCCAGCACCTTCTTCGCCCGGTGTAGGTGTAACACCACCGATGGTAATTCCATCCCTGTTTATCACAACTCTGTTGGCAGAAGTCTGGTCTCCAGACAATATCTCTCCTTGTGAGTTGATATAGGTCTGTAAACTACCATTGTTGTATCCAGACAATCTATACAAGTCCGCATCCCAATTCTTCTCCAATATCAATCCAGAGAATCCTGTCCTATCATCATCCAATTCAGACAGTTTCTGATTACCTACGACAATCTTGGCGGTATAGTTGTTACTGATACTCGTATCCCCAGTATTGTCCAACACAGTATCCTGTGTTATGTCCTCAATTGTGGAGAGTGAACCTTCCTCATCCATGAACTCTGGCTCTCCCCATGTGTATTCGGTTATCATTGAGGGATAATAGATCACTGTCTGTGCGAGAGGAACGTTCTTGAGTGTTATATCATTCTGTGCATCATACATGATGTCTGAACGTGTATACCCACCAAACTTAGAGTCTCTCTGGAATGCAATATCTCTATCAGATATGCGTGTCCATTTGACCTCATCAGATGATATGTATGAGGATTTGTAATAGATTGTTGTGAGAGTACTCTCATCGTTGATTGCAATTACTTCTCCTTCATATTCTGTATCGTCTGGGAGTGTGTTCAACGTACGATTTGCATGATATGTCTCTGCAATGTCGAATTGGATGGCATCGCCCGGCTCATAGTATCTGATGAGTGTGTTCAATGCCACCAATCTGGTCTGGAAGTTACGTGTCTCTGTTGAGAATACATAATCACTACCAGACTTCGTGACATCTTCTGCATACATGAACTTGATATCATTTCCAGATGAGGTTGTCTTAGCATCAGAGATGGTTATCGTTGCCTCATATCCTTCTGATATGACCTTCTGTGAGGAACGTACATATTTAGAGCCTTGATCATTGTTCGCAGAGAGGTTGTTTATCATCAATTTGGTATATGTTACCCCATCCTTCTCGAACTGTGTGTCATCCCCTTCCCAATCTATCCAGATATTACCAACATCTTGATATTTGATAGGTGTTGATTCATAGTCAACGAAATATGCTTTGTCGTAGAAGAAGGCAGTACGATTGGAGAGTAATCCCAATGATTTGATGACATCCCAACAGAACTCATCTGGTCTGAGAGTTACCCTATCTGCATAGTATGTCTTGTCATCTCCCTTCAATTCGACATGATTCCCATTCTTAAGAGCAAGTATCTCTTCACTTGTGTATGAGTCTTTAATCTCATAATTGGTCAATTCGGGCATATATCCATCGTCTATGATGAATCCATCCTCATACGGATATCCACCTATCGTATGTGCGATTATTTTGAATATGATCGAACCATATCCATCTATCTTTGAGATGTAGGGTGTATTAGAATGGTCGATGTAGAGGTTTATCGCACCAGCGAAGTATCTACCTTGGAATTGTATCTTATCGACGGTAGATGACTCTGTGGTCTTTATCTGCATTAGGTCTTTGATATAACTGAATGTGTATGAGCCATTATCGTATGTGAAGTCGAATAGATTTTCAAGTGTCGTGTACTTCATTAGATATGTTCTATCGACACAAGTGATGGAATATGTCTGGTCATCGTTGTCCTCTATCCTCTCATAATACCAATTGCATTTGACAGAGAACAAGTCTGTTGAGAAGATGGTACTCATCTGAGAGAGTTCTGGGGGGAATGTGTAATCATCATAGATTGAGGATGAGAGGTCTTTGGTTCTTCTCTCTGCCCAATATTCACTGTCTCTGAGTTGTTTCGTGAGAGTTATGACTGTGTAAGGGAATGGTTGGTTCTTACCATAGTATGTGGTCATTCCGAGAATCAGATTGGATATGTCCAATACTTGGTCTCCGTTCTTGATATAGACCTGTCCAGCATTAGTGAGTTGCCAGACTGCATAGAGAGTCAAATCAACCGTACCTTCATATTCTTCAAATAACTGATAGGTCGTACCTGTTCCATCTTCCGATGTATTCCATTCCTTGACCTCATATCCAGATGATGAGAATACTTGTCCCATCAACGTGACATTCTCGTCATCTGTATATTCTATCGACAGTGTGCCTTCCTCATCCTTTGAGGCGTATGTTGAACCAGCATTATATGTGATCGTCTTCGTCATCCTCTTCTCTCCACGAAATCTATTGAGAATTTACCCATTCCTAATTCTCCCTTCTCGAAGTCATATGATGTCTTGATGATAGCCACATCCCACGTTCCTGTTGGGAGTTGTTTGGGGTCTTCTCCATCCCCATCCCATGCTATCTGGAAGCGATATGGGTGTGTCACTTGTAACTGTGCAGTAAACCAATCTAGTCCTTTATATATTTTATTACCGACACGATTGTTCTTCGTGAACATGAAGTCCCAGTTGGATACATCTTCCTCATAATCGAATCTCGTGAATGTTATGGAGAATTTACGAACCGCACCAGCCATCTCGAACACCTGTGTTGCATTCGATGATTTGGTCGGAAGCCCATATGCGACGGTTGTCTTAGAGAATCCGATAGATATGTTCTCTACGTGTTTGAGTTCCCATGCGGAATATCCGCCTTGAGGGTCATTGAATCTGAATCTATATCCCATTCACTCACTCCCGAATCCTCTTTTCTTATTCCTTCTGATGAGTGTGAATGAAACATCCATCTCTGAGATGTTCTTCCAATCGAAGGAGAAGTCCATGTCCTTTATATATACATAGAACTCTTTATATGTTTTGTATGTTGTTTCATTCTTAGCATCGATATTGTATATGCGAAGAGTGAATGCATTATGCAGCATCTGTGTGGACTCTATCATCTTCTTCATCTTCTCGATGAAGTCTGCATTGGATAGGTTGGTGGATGATGTTGGGTATTTGTACTCCGTTGATGTGGATGGGTTCACTCTGACACCAGATACAGAAATATTGCCGACTGCACCACCCGATTTATCAACGAAAACAGCTCTTCCCGTGGATTGTCCCAACAACCCAGTAACACCATAAGCATAGTTGAGGTCGTACGATATACTGGCATCAGAACACAATTGCACGAACGTATCCGAGCCACCATTGGGGTCTGTGGATATCCACACTGAATACTTGTTTGTATCTCCAATCGCCATCCGATCACCTGTAGTTCGATTTGTTGGCAGTGCGTTGGATCACTCTCTCGATACGTGTCTCGAGGTCTGAAACACCATAGATATCTCCATTGATATTGACAACATATGTTGTACCGAATCCACCTTCACTCAATGGTACGACTGCTTCCGGTCCAGCCTCTCCTATCAATCCAAGTGTTGGGGATGTTACGATACCACCACTTGCGAATGGAGATATTGCTTTAATCACATTCCATACGATATTGCCTTCACTCTTTACTTTATCCACTGTGTTAGTCACATTTGAAATAGTGTCCGTGACTGTGTTCACTGCACCGCCAAATATTTTGGTCAATATCGAGGCTATGGTGGTTATGAAGGAAAGAATCTTAGTCGTTGTAGTAACCAAGTCTGGGATGTCATCCTTTATATCTTTCATAAAGTCCAAGACACCTTCTGCGATATTCTTAGATATTAGTGTTATGAACTCGATGATATCTTCTATTATTGGTTCTATCTTGTCCCAGTTCTCAATGATACGTGTGAAGTGAGTTGCCAAGAGTCCCTGTCCAAGTATGGTGATCAACCACCCTACGACTTGTCCAACGAATCCAGCAATCTGTACGAGGTATGGGGATAAGGCACGTAATATGGTCAGACCGGGCGTTAATATATTGTGAATGATGGTTGCTATGGCATCGTATACTGGTTCGAGATATGCAGAGAGTATCTCGTTAAATATTATCATATACTCGACCAGTGTCTCCATGACTGGCAGGAAGAGAGTACCGAGTGCATTACCGAATGGCATGAAGAAGAGTGTTACTGCCAAGTCGAAGAGGTCTCCGACTGCTTGAAGTATAGGGGATGATTTCTTAAGCATCTTGTATATCGAGCCTATCAGTGAAACGATAGTTCCAAGGAGACCACCTATCAACCCTAATGCTCCGCCACCTTCCATCAATTTGCCTGTGAGTTGAGAACCAGCCACCTTTCCTATCGCAGTTCCAACAGGTCCGAATATAGAGCCTATCGCACCACCGACCGCTCCACCAGCAAGTTTTAATGCCCCCCCAAGTTTCCCATCTCCCATGTCCTTCTCGCCAGTTACTCCAGAGAGCATGTCCCCAATCATAGAGCCAATTCCAGACCCTGCCTTAAAGGAATTGAGTGTTTGACTCATGACCTTTGTTGCAGCGTTTATGGCTGGTAGGTCAGTTGTGATGGTGTTCAATGCACCGACCACGATGGATGCTTTGAGCCTAGAGAAGAACTCTGTGAGTTTGTCCGCCATATCGAGTATGGGGTCGAATAACGGACCTTGCCAATCACCGAATGAGAATAATGATGATGGTATTGGTTTATCCCACAATCTCTCTCTGGATTGTTGTGACCTCCTCCATGTATCAACAGCCTTAGCACCTGCCTTTTGTGCTACTATTTTTTGAACTATCTGCTGAATGACTGAACTTCTTATAGTATCCATGTCCAGTCCAAAGCCAGATATCTTGTATTTTTCTAATATTCCACCAAGTGCTTCGTTGATTTCTCCCCAAAACATCTGTGGGTTTAAATTCTCAAAATAATCCGCATTTGCATCAAAGGCTTTCTTTATGTTTTCGATTATCTTACCGAGGTCTTCGGTAGAGTCGTTAAGTTCCCCAACGGATTCTTCTAAATCCTCAACTTCTTCAATTATTGGTACGAATGTATCACTTTGAGGGTTGAATGCTTCTCTGTATTTTACATCACGTACATATCCTCTCTCTAAGACTGGACCAGCATATGCATCGAGAAGGTCAAAAAATGTTTGCCTCATATATGAGGCATCAGATGCTCTATCTGCCCGTATTTCTTTTGTCGCTGAACGGGGCACTCTTGAAAGAACTATAAGTTTTCCAGCGAGATGATTGATGGTTGACTTTAATCTGTCAATCTCCTTTGGGGTAAGTTGGCTTCCACCCTTCCCACTTTTTTGAAGGTCTTTGAGAAAATCGAGATTGGAATCGATTATCTTTTTGATACTCTCATCATACTTACCAGTAGCAGATTTGGAGATGTATTTCCTCTTATTTTTTTTCTCCTCTTCAAGGATGCTTTCCATTAACTGGATGACTCTTGATAAGTCGAAGTTCTCGACTATACGTATCGCATCCTCGCTTCTGTCTATCCCCCCATCTGCCTTATAATTCACCATATCTACTCACTGACCCTTCTTCGAAAACGCCAAACCAATCGCATTCTTCATATCTTCTCTGTACCTATCACGTGTGAACTGATAGTGCATGGTCAGTAGTTGAACATCCCCGAGTGGTAATTCATTCCACTCTTCAGATGTATGTCCACCATTCATCATCCATTCGGCTTTCGCCATCAAGACGAGAATCTCGCCATTGTCCGAACCCTTTGAGTAGGCTTCACGGAAACGCCTTAGTATGCGTTTCTCAGCCATGGGTCCGTCGAACCCCTTTACTCTAAAGGGAACTTTCCATCCTCCATTTCGAGGATGGTTGCAACGATCTGCCCTGTGAGTTTGGGTGGGAAGTCATAAATGACATCTTCGTTGATTTCGAAGGGTGCATCCACTATGCAGTTCAGACATATGGCTACACTTGCCTTTATGTTGGCTGATGTACTCTCTTTATTCAACCCATTGTATTTCTCATCGATCTCTGCGAGTATCTCCGAGAGTTTTGTGTTGATGGCTTTGACTACTATCTTCCCCTCTCCACCATATGGCTCAAGGTCTATCTCACGTGTTGCAACTTTGAATGCTGACACTTTTAACACCAGATATACACTATTCAGACTAGTATTTATATTATTACGTCAACTCCTCTTCGTCGGATGTGGCAGTCTCTTCAGCCTGTGTGGTTGTCTCCTCGGTCGATGTGGTCGTATCCTTTATGTAAGATACTTTGAATTTCACATCTTTTCCTCTGAGTTTAGGAGAGTCAAGGATTGCACTCTCTGGGTTGAAGGTCTTAGTGTAACTCGTTGCGATGACATCATCCATGTAGATGTTGAGTTGCTTCGTGAGTGTCGATGCATTGACTGCATCGGAATCATCTGTGTGGAAACGCATATAGGGAATCTGATGGGGTGTCTTCCTAATACCATAGGTTGCTAAAGTACTTCCGTTGGGGTCATAACCATATACGCCAAGCATATACTTCTTGGGGTTGTTAGCATATGTGGATGTGTCCATCTCAACATTGAGTGTACCCATCGAATATCCAGAACCATAGTTCACATTACAATTTCCTCTCCTCTCAAGGAAGTTGGATATTGTGAGTGAAGCAGAGTCTGTCTGTGCGACTGCTGTGTATGTTGAATCGTCCGTGCTTGTGGCGATGCAACCTGTGGAGAATACATCCTTGGGTGTGTCTTCAAGATATGTGTTGATATCCTCAGTCAATGTTCCAAGAGAGAACCAATCCATCAATGCAAGTATCTCGATTGAGAATTTCACACCAGCATCCGTACCAAGTTCATATGAGAATGTGACTGTATCGATTGCACATCCTGTGAGGATGTGATACTCATCACTCCCAGCATAGTCATTCGTCTTAGAGTTAGACTGAACATAACCGATGTCGAACATCTGCGGTCCGATAGGATGTGTATATTTATATGTCTCCGTAACGGTCGTTACTCCATCTTTCGTTTCCTCTGTCTTGATTGTTGCTTTATCATCCATGTTGAGTGCATACTTCATCCAACCAAGATATTTTGCTGAAACGTATCCGTTGATACTCAGGGAAGGTTCAAGTATTCCGCTTGTTGCAACGGTGTACGTACGGATACCGATGTCGTTGTGGAAGTTGATGTTCCTCTCGATTGTGAGTTCCATATCCACTCCGCCACCGAATCTCTTCCATTTCCCCCCATCTTCGAGATATGTTCCAAGGTCACCGAATATCGTAGATGGTGCAACGACAGTCGTGACACCACTCGTATCGGTCACTGTGGGAAGGTCTGATGCAGCCTCTCCGTTATTACGTTTGAGTTTACCGTATCCAGCGATTACTCTGTAGCCAGACATTAATAAACCCCTCCATCAAGTATAATGTTTGCAAACATAAATAAAAATAAAGAGGGTTGATATTTAAATAGTTTTAAGATTGTGATTCCAACCTTGGCTTCCAATAACATATCAATGTAACAATGATATCTCTCTGGACGAACTTACGATATGGATAAAGAGGGGTATCTGAGAAGTCCGTCATCAGATTCCATCCATTGCCCGGGTTTATTGCGTGTCTATTCAATATGCGTTCTATCTCATCAGATACTGTCAGAATGGTATCATTGCTCATTCCACGAAGTCTTATACGCATCAACCTGTTCTGAGTGTATCCATCGAATCCTATTCCCTTTGGGGTTTTTCTCATATCATCCGCAGTGATGAAACACAAGACCTCTCCTTGAGAATAGTCGAAAGAATCCATATCCCTATCTGGGGAATATTGGACTATGGGTTTCTTGATGAATCTGATTGGGACTGACCAGTCATCTTCGATGAATTTACCCAACATCTTCGCATCATTGGAGACGTAGAAGGCAGAGGTTGCCTCTGTTTTCTTCCTAACTGCCACCTCAAACACCACCAACGACTATGGCATCGACTCTGCCTTTGATGATCGCTCTATACTCATATTCGAAACTCAATGCGACCTTCTGCCATCTGTCCTCTGCTTCTGGCGTATCGGGGAACATGAATCTGTACAACTGACTAGTCTGAAGGATATGTTTGGATGTGAAGAGAATTGCGGCTCTCTTGATGTCCTCTGGTACTTCCTCACGACCATATCTGTATGTTGCCCTTACCGATGTGTCCTTCTGCATGAAGGGCGTTCTGATGTACACTGCACCTTTATCCGCATCTATCCAATACATTCCAGAGTCTGTGATGTCTCTCCACTGATTACCGAATGTCCTCACTTCGAGTTTGTCCCCCTTCTGTCCATCTATGTCCTTGATGTCCCTGTGAACCAACTGACAGAATATTCCACGGAAGAAGTTATTGGATACACCACCGAATGTGGATGTTTGATAGAGTCCCATGTATGCTCCACCGAATGAACCAGAGAGTGTACCCACAGAGCCTGTGTTCCTAATCTCGTTCGATGCACGTTTGATAGTCCATGATGTACGTGTCGCTTGTTCTATGGCTTGTTCTGCTTGACAGATTATACCAGCAACGACATCATATGAAGGTGTCGTAGAGTTTGATATAACGAAGGGTGTACCATCATTATTCCTAACGCCAAGGAAGTCTATGACATCCTGTGGCTGACAATAGTGAGGGATCGCTGATGAGGATAATGCGAACTTGTCCAATATCAAACTGTATTTCGATATGTCCTTCTCTTTACTTCCTTTGATGTGTACTCCGATGAATGTGATGTATGTCTCGTTGAATCCATCCTCACATTTGAGTGCATCCATCATTATCGCCTGTTCATTATAGAGTTCATCATCTGTGACACGATGAGTTGCTACTCTTCCGTTACTATCTTCGAAGTATATCTCGAACTCTTCGAACATAGAGGGTATGATAGAAGACCTAGCCTCGAACCACATCTGCTTCTCCTTGATGATGTTCACAGGGTCATCTCTATAATCGGCAACAACATAGACCTCATAATCCTCAGACATCGTTTCTGTATCGAAATAGACTTTATCGGATTCTTCTATCTGTGCAACTATCTTCCCATCATCATCGATGATTGGTTCTATTGTAGGCTCTTCGCCTTTGAAACGGAAATTAAAGTTTCCGCTTGGAACAAGAATTAAGGACATATTTATATAAAATGGGGATTGATATTTAAACTAAATGTTGTGTGATTTCAATATGGATGCACAAATGTGGGGGTTGAGCAGTAACCTACGGATATAACCCAGAAGGTAAAGAGCCGTAGGTATGCTCGGGTCACAATCCTCATTGTCATCTCAGTATATAAAATTTATTCTTATTTCAAATGTGTTTCTTTTGTGATTGTGTGAATAGATAGGTTTTTATACCTTGAATATATTATAGATGATTGATACCTCGTTGCGTATGGGTATCTCTCTTTTGACCTCCTGTGGTCGTTAGACCAAGTGAGGGTGCGAAAGTACCCTCACTACAATTCATATCAATAGGTTTTATATATTCGGTATCTGCTCTGCTTTTTCATGAACGATATTGTAATCGACTTCATAAAACAAGTGTTGGGGGATAAGAGGATGAGTACGTCTGAAATCGAAAATGTCCTCAGTATAAGATATGATTATCTTTGCCCAGATTCTTTCGTAAGAACATTGCAGAAACTCAAGGATCTGGGTGTTATTGGTTGTATATGTGGTGAAAAGGGGGAATTTCTTTGGTATCTGATGTGATTACGGAATCTATGATAAAAACAATGACTTATTTAGATAAGGACAAAAACATACTCTGCTCCGTCAGCGGGGGGGGGGACTCTGATATTGTTGTAGATATACTCTACCAATGCGGCTTTATAGATTGTGTAAAATTTGTATTCTTTGATACGGGATTAGAATATGAAGCCACAAAAGAACACTTAAATTATTTAGAGAAGAAATACAACATCTCCATTGAACGTTTTAAACCTTCAAAATCCATCCCCACTTGTTGCAAGGAGTATGGACTACCATTCATATCAAAGCGTGTTTCCGAAATGTTGTCTCGTTTACAAAAACATGGATTTCAATTTGAGGATGAGGATTGTGAAACATTGATTGAAAAATATCCGAGATACAAATGTGCAATAAGGTGGTGGTGCAATGATTACAAATCCTCTGCGTTGTGTATCTCTAGAAATAAATATTTGAAGGAATTTATTATAGAAAATCCGCCAGATTTTAAAATTGCAAATATGTGTTGTGAATATGCGAAAAAGAAGATTGCACACAACTGCCATAAGGTGTATAAGACAGATATCGATATAATTGGTGTAAGAAAAGCAGAGGGTGGGGTTCGTGCTTCTGTGTATAAGTCATGTTTTGAAAAAACCAGAGGCATACCTCAATTCAGACCTGTGTTCTGGTATACTAATGCCGATAAGGAGGAGTATTGTGAGAAATATGGTGTTATCCATAGTAGGTGTTATACAGAATATGGTATGAAAAGAACAGGATGTTGTGGTTGTCCTTTTGATTTAAATTTAGGGGAGACTCTCAAAACAATAGAAAAATATGAGCCGAAATTGTATGCTGTTGCATGGAATGTATTTGGTAAATCATATGAGTATACTATGAAATATAGAGAATATGTAAAAGAACGTAAGAAGAAGTTGTAGAGGGGATTTCTCCCCTCTGATGTTTTTGTAATCAAGCAATGTGGATTACTTTTCCGAGGGCACGGAACGAGGTTGCCTGTACCTCTGACAGTGAGTAGAGGTTGCACAGCCTGTTGTAAGAACCAGTCACGAGGGGGTTCTCAGAGACGTTCACGACGGTCTCTTTAAGTGAACCACGTCCGATGTTCTCTGTGTCCAAGAGGTACATACGTCCAACACCAGCGTTGGGGTTTGTCTTGTCTCCTCTTCCAACCATTCTGTCGGGGAGGATGGGGACACCGTTGTACGATGCTACTTGGAATCCAGTTCCAACTCCTTCCACAGTCGAGATACCGTTGACGGACATCTTTGCGAATGTCGTTCCGATGTACCTCTGCTGAGGCTGGAGAAGTGCCTGTAACTTCGTGAGTGTATCATATCCAGTGATGAGGACTTTTCCAGATGTGGAGTTCTCATCCCAGTAGGGCATGACCGTGTTGAACATATTATCAACAATCGTGAGTGACAACTGCCTCATGTCCGCCTCACCAGTTGTCGTACCAGCCGTGTAGTTGGCATCGACATATGAGTTGAAGTTGTTGTCAGATGTTGCAGAGAATCCAGCTGCTCCAGAGTCCCTGTAGACAGTCATGCTTGAGCCTTCGGACGAGGGAAGGTTCGTTGCCTGATACCAAGGAACTGCATATGTGCTGGGGAGGTACTGTGCCTCATCGGAGTTCGAGATGATCCTCTCGATGGACTCAAGTCCAACTCTCTCCTGTGATGTGTCTGCCGTACCATCGATCTTCTCTCCGAGTCCGACAACAGGTGCATCCTCAATCTTCTGGAGAACCTGTCCGTTCATGTTGTTGAGCCATGTCTTCGACTCGAAGTCCATCTGCTGCTCCCATTTGAGGACATCATCGACACCATTGATTGCAACCATACCGAACTCCATTGCGAAGTTGTGCTGACAGACCTTATAAGGCTGCTCGACGGTTGCATACTCGGCTTTCTTGGGTGCAGTCCTGTATCCGCCACGGATGACACCACAGTTGTCTGCCGCACCAAGCGAGAGGTCCTGCTGGAATCTCACACCAGTGAAGTAGGGCTTGATACCCATTGCAGCAAGTGTGTTGTGCCTGTTGTATGCGAGGTTGAAGATCCTCGGACCGTAGATGGCGTTGAACGCACGCTGTGTGCTGATTCCAACAGTTCCATCTGCTTTCATTCTTTCCATTGCATTTACGTCATTCTGCCATGAGGACTTGTAAACGTCGCTCAAGGTTCTAGGTGTTTCGGCTCCGTAGAAACCGACTCCAATAGGGTTACTCATTTTTTCACCAATCCTTTGATTCTATCACTAAACTGTTTTGTAGACATTGTTCCCATATCGCTCATCAGACTGTCGAACGAATCTGCTTTAGAACCATCGACTGAAACTGATGCGGGCGTATAGGGAGCAGGTGCAGGGGTATTAACGATTGATACGGTTGAATCAACTGCACTGACACCCATCGGTGTGGATGTTATCGATGCAGGGTTACCCATGAGGGCTTCCATATCCACTCCCTTCATTCTAAGTTCCTCAACACGTCTTGTGAGTGCTGACGAAGCCTCGAACACGTCTTCGAAGGTAATATCTGACTTCTTCTTCTCAATCTCTTTTTCCTCACCCTTGTCATCCTCTGTCGGTTTCTCCGCTGACTTGTCATCATCGGATTCTGTCTTCTCTTCATCGTCTTTGGGGGCATCGTCTTTTTCGACATCCTCTTCAACGACCTCTTCCTTGACTTCCTCTTCAATAGGCTTATCGTCGGTTTCTACCGTTTCTTTCACTTCGCTTTCAGTAGATTCCTTCTCTTCTGATTCTGCTTCTGCATCCGTTTCTTCCTTGACAGGAGAGATTTCTGCAACATCATCATCGATAGGGACACTGACATCAGACAAGACCTGTTCTGCAACAGTATCCTTAACCTCGCTCTGCATCTTGACCATATCCTCAAGACCTTCAAGTCTTGCACATACGGTCTCGATCTTCGCCTTGATATAGACGATAGCAGATGCGATGTTTGTGATTGCCGTTGGAAGGTCCATGTCTGCTTTGAGGTCTTCTACGCCTTCCGCCTCGGGCAACGGAGTCTCCTCTGGAGGCTCTGAAGGTGTTCCTTCGGGGATTGCTTCGACATCTGCATCTTCCGTCATCGGGGCAGGGGGAATACCTTCGGGAATCGCCTCTTTGAGAACGACTTCCTCTTTGCACTCCTTTACCTCTTCGACGGCAGGTGCATCCTCTTCCACAGTCATATTGACTTCTTCTTTCATTCTACTACTCTCCGTTTTATCGGATGCTTTTCTCTTACGCTGATATAACAGATACATTGCGATGAATTGTTTCCCACTGGGTGTCTGAAGGAACTCATCAATCTCTGCTTTGGGATATTGTGACAATATCTTAGCCTGTACCACCAATATCTTGCGTAATTCATCGATAGATAACTCATGATGCTCGGTTGGAGCATCTTTAGGCTCTTCGCCACCCTCATAAGAATGTGAACGCATGATGTCATGACATCCGACCACACCAGCGTGTTCGTGCTGACCGGGCGGACATCCATCCACTGCATTCTCTGCCTTGAGAATGGTGTTAGCCTCTACCATACCACCAAAGAGGTTCGTATTGAACTCCTTATTGAGTATGGTTGCCAATCTCTCCAGACATCCGATGTGCTTCTGCTCATCAGAGATAATCTCCTTTATGATGTCCTTCGCTTTGGCTTTGTCTTCATCTGAAAGGTCTGTGCTATCGATATATCCCATCGCTGAGGTATACTGTGCTATCGCATCCCTTTCATTATCGACTTGAACCATAAGTTCATTGAATACGTGCAAGTCAGTGTATTCTCCCTTTGTTCTATCTATGATGAACGTAAATTTCCCGACACCACCAATCTCAGCATCCATAGGTTCTATGTCGGGGTAATGATTCGAGATGATCTCTTTATATTTGGACAAATCATCTCCCTTTACATATATCGTGCCATCAGACAAGTAGTGTGTACTTGCCTCTGTATCAATCTTTGAAATATCAGCCTTAAATTCGAGATAATTCTGTTTGATTGGACACATATCATGGTTACGATTACAATCTACTATATGAGCATTTCCAAGGCTTTTTATAGCCTCGTTCATATCAAGTATTCCTGTTCTGGGGTTCGCTCCCCTGAAAACACTTGAGAGTTCGAACCATTGGTCTGCGAATATGCGAAGGTGGCAGCCCTGTTCATCACACTCTCTCAGTGACTTCTCTGGGTCGATCCTTGAACCTATCGACTTCTCCTGTAATGCTCCGTTGAGTACTCCTTGCCATGCATCATCATACATCTTCGTACCACGGAAGTAATTCTCACATACGAATATGGCTGGTTTACCTGTTTCCTCATCTACGCCTTCATACGCCTTCCATACGACAGATATGACCTTAGATGAATGTTGCTCAATGCCTATTCCGCCTTTTTCGATAAAATCTCTACTCGCTTCGAGATAGGACTTAATGTCTGCAACTTCTCCCTGTTTGTCTACTACTTCAACGGTTGCGGAACTCTCTACGAATCTTGAAGAGGGAAGATACTTACAAGCCTCAAACGCCCTCTCTCTTGCATACATGGCTGGGGATTTATAGTATGGGGGTACTTCGAATGTACCATCCGCAATCATATCACAAGCGTTATTATATGCGGACATCCATTGTATTATGTCCTTTTCATCATAACAAAGGCGTATATTGAATGGAACTTCATCCACTGATGTATAACTCATTCTATCTTAACTCCATTCTTGACGAGTTCTGCTATCACACGTCCGACCTGTTCTGGCGTAAGTACTACATCGGACTTCTCTGAATAGGGATTTGACCTTACTGCAACATCCCTCATCATATTCCTACCGAGGTCTGAAGAATCTCCAATGTCCGTACCGAACATACTTGCCTCTAAGTCGTTAAGGCTCTGACCATCTCCAAGTGTTTCACTCACGGTCTGTTGGATGTTTGTAGGTGTGTCCCCAATCTCAATCTTGTTATCAATGAGGGAGATGATTGGGAATCCTAACTGTTGGGCTATCTGTGCGTTGATGAGTTCCTTGTTGAGGTCTTCTGCCTGTTTTCTGGTCTGCTCATCCGCTGGTTCGGTAACACGAAGTGTCCAGTCTGTGATTCCTTTGTATTTGGAGACTATCCATTTGAGGAACGTGTTGATGTGTGAACGTACTCCAGCCAAGTTCCTGTCCATGATGGTTAATTGTTGTGTTTCATTAGAGTTACCCTTGATGGAATGAACATCTCCAAGGAAGATGCCAGACACTCCATATGCACCAGCAATCCTCTGTTGGAGTTCTGACTTGACTTCCATCATGTCTCCAGTGGGATTGTCTGCAAGTTGAAACCACTTTGCAGTCTTAACAGTGTCTCCACCACCGGGCGGAATACCCATCATGGGCATAGAATAAGGGTCATCGACCATCTGTTCTCTGATGGATTGTTGAATTGTAGCCAGTTGTTCTGGTGTGATACCAGATACTGCGAAGATACCTTGTGGATGTCCAGTGTTGTAGTATTTCTCTACTCTCATCTCCAAGGATATCCATGCACGAATGTCATACTCAATAAGTGTGGAGAAGGGCGTTCCATATGTCATCGAGGGGATTGAATAGACCTTATGGAATATCTCCTCATTCGCATAATATGTTGCCTCAGTATCCCAACCGCCATCTGCCTCAGAAACACACCACCTTGCTGGATAGAGTCTCTTTCCTTCATGGTAACCAGATGATTCGGGTTTGGAGATGTCGTTCATGTCATAGATACTGTACCTGTTCTCAAGTGTGAAACCAAGTCCCTTGCCCGGTTCACCAGTTGTATCATAGAGCATTCTTGCCTTCGTGGGTGCGATAGGCACGAACTCTTGAGGTATCTCATCTATGGCAACGCCATCCTTATCGACAGCATATAATGATTTACAGAGAATGAGTGGTTGATTATAAACGAGTGAAAGGATTGTGAATGATGCTGCCAAATCTTGCATCGTCCAACCATTCTTATTGACCTCTTCCAACAGACTGTGACCTCTCCAATTTATGAGAAGGTCTTTCTGTGTGAGGTCGGGTGTGTGCATCTCTCCCTTATAACCACATACTCTGCATCTTTTAGTCGTGTTCTCATATTCCGTACCACATCTAGGACATTTGGATTGGAATCTAGGTATGAACTCTATACCATTCCTCAATGCCTCTTCCGCAATCTTACGGATGACTGTGCTAAGAATCGAACAATTGTAGAAATAATATGATGCCCTCTGATATGTCGAAACGAAATACATCGAGGCTTCTTCAAAATAATCAAGACTCTTCGGTGCAGATACGTTAAGAATACCATATTCCTTGCCCTTGATCATTGATTCATCACGGGCAATGCTGAGGTACGGTACATTGACCATCTGTTCTGTGATGGGAACGTCGTTCTTTTTATCGGAAACGATGTCCACCATCGTTTTTGTAAGAGATGATAATGCACCCATATATAAACCTAAAATATGATTGATATTTAAGTAATATCTTCAATTCAAATCTCTGAATCCTTCACGAGAGAGTATTCGACGTGTATCTCATCGCAGAGATGTGTAACAAGCCCATATCCGATATTGACCTTCGTACCTTTGATGTTGTTGAAGTAGTAATCCGCAGCATCATTCTCATTGTACATATCTCTGTCGGATGTGATGACGATGGGGAAATGCTGATAGAATCTCGATACGTTCGTCATATCTCCCATCTTATCGGGACATTTACAGATCATGACATTCGCATCAGAATGGAATTTCTTACCTGTTATCTTACAAAGAGTACGCATCGCACACTCTATTGCATTGTTCCTTGTGTATGAGAGTGATGTTTTATCCTTTATAACTATCAAATATGTCATCTTATTTCCTCCAACCGTATCCTTCTTCGACCATTTCTCCAAAGGGCGTCTTATGATGACATACAGAGCAATATTCGGGTGGATATGCCATAAGGAATCTCGTACCACAATGAGGACACATATATCCTCTGTCCATTGGAATGAACTCTCCGAATTTATCAAGGTAGGTCTTCTGCCAAAGGTCGTGTACACTCAGATCTCCGTACATGAAGCGACCTGCTTGACGATATTGTTCCAAATCTTGGCGGAACTCATCATCAACAGTCTTTCTTCTCCTCATAATCTCTGTATCATATGAGTTCACAACAGTTCTCGCAAGAGACTCGTCATCAATCTTACGAGGTTTAGACCAATATATGTCATCATTTAGCATATTATGGTTTATAATAATTTAAGAGAAGATATTTAAACATTGTTAAAGGGTGTAGAACACCCTTTCAATGTGTTTTAAGGAAATCAAGGATTGATGATGCCCCAGTTATCTTACGTCCATCTGCGATAAGACATGGTATCGTAGAAATACCATATCCTGCCATCAGGGGGATGCTAGATAAATCTCCAGCATCGATAAGGTTGCATCTGTCGAAGTCCTTTTTACTCATGTTCTCTTTGAGAACAGTGCAAGATGGACAGTCATTCCCGATGAAGAGGTCGTATTCCTTCATTGCATACATATAATGAGAATTAATGATTCTCACTATAAAATAATTTTCTCGACGATGCACAGGTCGAACACTCTTCAATGCCTATCGACCCATCAGACATATAGTCTACGATGCAGTTGTAGTCCCCTGTAACGAACTTATCGTTCTTAGAACAGTAGATGTTGCCTACGAGAGGGATGTAGTTCTCTTTGGGAGTATTGTCCACTGGTGTCGTTGCTCCGAACGGGTTGTAAGAGGATGCAGAGGGTGTTGCCCCACCGTTGAGTGAAGGCAACTCATTCCTCTTGCAATAGTGAATCTGTCCATCCTGTACATAGAACACGACTCTCTGTGAGACGTGTTTACCAGCATCATTGACCGTGTTGTAATCTCCCGTTCCGATTGTGTATTCAGAGTCGGGGATGTCTATCGTGATGTTGAATGCTTCCGTACAGGGAAGTTTGGGGAATGCATTGACGAACGTGTTGTTAATCGTGTCTCTCATCCACCATGTGCGTTTGTTCTGTGGGAGCAAATCCACATCATTCGGGTCTATTGCGTATTTTGTCGAAATATGAACTTGTGTCATAATATCAAATCCTCATTATTTTCTGTGTATATAAACTTACTTATCACTAAGTCCACCGCTTGTAAGTACTCCTACTGCTTCGGATTCGGGAAGGTCTGGTGCTTTGATGAGTCTGAAAACTCTCGCCCCACTCTTCCCCTTTCTTACCTTAATACGATATGCAACTGCATGACCAACTACATTCCCGCCGATTGCTTGATTGGGGTCTCCAAAGAGCAATGCTGGATTGGCGGAGACCTGTGATGTGATTATAACTGATGCGTTGTTATTGATTGCAAACGTCTTCATCTCTGCTAAGTGCTTCGATATGAGTTGTTGGCGGTCGGCAAGGACCCCACGCCCCACAAATTCTGCACGGAAGTGTCCCATAAGCGAATCACAGACAAGTAACCTAACAGGAACTTCTGCTGCAATCTTTCTGACCTCATCCATCATAAGGATCTGATGTGATGTGTTCATCGGCTTAAGAACATGAATCTTCGAGAGAACATCCTTCCAATCAAATCCTCTCGCCTCGGCAATCTCCTTCACTCTGTGTGCGGAGAACGTACCTTCTGTATCGATGTAGACCACATGACCATCCAAACCACCTTCATTCTTGGGAAGTGTTGCCATAACGGATGCAGTGAAACAACACTGTGATTTTCCTGTTCCGTTCTCTCCGAATATCTCTGTGATGAGTTTCAACGGATATCCGCCACCGATGAGTTCGTTTACCATCTTGCATCCTGTGGACAATCTGTCGGGGTCTTCATTCTCTAACATATCACTCGCCAATGTAGCCTTTCCAATATCTACCAATGCTCTTGCACCAGCAATCACTTTCTCCGCAGAAGATTTGGTCATATTCGTCCTCTCCATGAAGTCTCCGACACTGGATGCGGCTACATCCATCAAAGAGAAGTACTGTGCATCCCAAATCTTCTCGGCAGCAGTCTTCCCTACTCCTTTTATAGTAAGGAAACTTGCGATTGCCTTCTCCTTCAACTCCTCTGCTCCAATCTCATCTTCGACCGGTGTTGCAGTGAGTTCACTGTCTTCATAGTTCGTATTTTCTTCTTGCATTTTCTAACTTCTCCTTTTCTTTTTTATTGTAACCAGCGAACCTTAATAAATCTTCCTTATAGGTAGGGTCGAATACAACGACCATTCCTTCATAACCATATCTCTCCCCATATATCTTAACCTTCGCTTCGGCATATACGATACCTATCTTGAAATTAGAGATATTGTGATATGGTCTGATGTATGTGTTGAGTTCACAGGCGAGTATCGAATCTGTGTACGTCTGGATGGCTGTACTCGCCTTGAACTTTATCTGAGATGCGTATTTGATTGCATTTTGCCTTGCAGAGAAGAGAGTAGAACCTACACCCAATATCATAACTTCGTTAGAGATATCTTCTCTTTTGATTACGGCATAGTATAATTGTCCCCAATCTTCTAACTTAATCATATAAGATAGAGTATAATGAAGGAAGTATTTAATATCTTTTCAATGATGAATCAAGTATGCAAAGTGAGATGCCGATGGGTTCTAACATGAGTGCTTTATGCCCTCTATGTAATTCCGTTTACAGTGCAGATAGGTTGTTCATGACTGATTTCATATGTCCTGTTTGTGGGAAGAGGATCTCTAAGAGTGCGATAGTCTATGCTTATTCTAGTGAACAATCCTATCAACTTGCGATGGCATTGAAGGAAGAGAGAGCAGCATAAAGAACCTAAACCCTTTACCTATTTTTTACTCATTTTTTACCCGAACCGTACCCAAACTCCATACTCGATTTCATACCAATTTGAGTCTAAACTCAAATATTTTGTAACTGTAACGGATAGTTTTCAAAAAGTTTTTTTCTTTATGATTTTAGGGCATTTTTAGAAATGAAAAGTTTTTAGGGTTTCATCCGTAACGGTTACAAATATTCTTTATTTTTGTTAAAAAAGAAGAAAAACATATAAAAAACATAGTAAAAACAGGGAGGAGTATATAAAGGAAGGGGGGTTAACAGTGTTAACTTTTTTGTAACGGATAAAATTCTATCCGTTACAAATCGGTTACATCCGTTACAAACTTTCATCGAAAAATGTTCATTTTTCCAGAAAAATGCACTTTTTTGACCAATTTAACGGTGTTAACTTTTAGGAGTGCCTAAATTCCTCTCTTGAAACCTGTAACGGATAAAACTATCCGTAACAGATTTTAGGTCATCCTAAACTACAAAATTCATGGGCAATTTATAAATATGCAACCCTTCATTATGAGTATCATGACTAACACCGCATACGAATTTATCAGAGACCCTTTGAAGTATCTTAGGTTCTTGAACTCGCCATTGGTCAATGGAAAATTATCATATGATGTCATCATAAATTTTCTCAAGGATGTCAATGTCGTGTATGACAACGAGACAATCTACTTCATGGATGAGAACGAGGAATACAAGGTCGTGAAGAAGAGTGAATTGTTCACACTCGTCAAACACTATCTTCAGATGTTCCCGGTCGATGGTGTCCCTATGAATATCACTAATCAGATATTCAATAATATAATACTCAATATGCAGTGTCTGTCAGCAGACTCCCTCTCATTGGAGTTGGAGAGATATATCTCTACACCAGAGGGAGAGAAATATAGAATAACGAACAACGATGATTTCAAACTTATACACGTTCAGAATGGCATCATCAATATGCAGCTCGGATATGAGAATCGTCACAAGATGATGAAGGAAGATCCCTGTTACAGAGAAGTGATGCCAGATGCGATACCAACCAATCACTTACTCTTTCTCAAGAAGCCATACAACGTCGAATATACTCCGATGAACATATGTGAGATTGAGAACAGTCCATACGCAGAGCCTTATAATGTGATGTTTCCAGATAAGGAGACGAGAGATGTGTTCTTCATGTGTGCTGGTATGATATTGTTCGCACCATACACATGGAAGATGCTTCCAATCCTCTACGGTCCGCCACACACAGGTAAGTCTGTGATTGGAATGGTATTCAACGCAATATTGAGTGATGAATATATGTCTGCGAAGACATTGAACTCACTCACAAGCACGTACGGTCTGTCGAATGCGGACAAGTACATCCTTAATCTAGTCCCCGAAGGTGGTTCGAGCAAAGATGCATCCATGTCATCAACACAATGCGGTATAGTCAAAACTCTTACAGGTGGGGACAATGTAGACATCGAAAGAAAATACAAAGATAGTTACACAACCAGACCTACAATGAAGTTGATGATAACTACGAACCACCTTCCTCAATTTCCACCAGATGAGGATGGGATATTGGCAAGATTGTTCATGTTCCCTCTCATGATACCTTATCCCTTCACAGAACAGATGAAGGAGAATCCGAATTACGTTCCAGAGATGACACGTTCCCCAGAAGCACTCAATTGGTTCTTCAACCGTGCTATGAAGGGATACTTCGACCTCTGCGATTACACACACAACAACCTTGAAGCACTTCGTACGCCATTCATGATGGAATGCATGGATGATTATAGGAGAGGAGATGAGTTCACTGCATGGTCTGACGAGATGTATGGCGGTATGACCTTGACACAGATACAGGAAGAGATCGTCGGGAAGACTAATAAAGAGATGTGGTTCTCATTCGAAGGTTTCTTAGATGACGAATGGGGAAAAGCACCCAAACTCTCCAGAGTTGGCTTCGGACGTAAATTATGTAATGCATACAATCTCGCCACATGGTGTGTCAGAGACCCGATGACCGGGGATGTAGTGAAGAAATACTTTACGAAGGCGGATGTCGATGAAAGGAAGAAGGCTTCGAAGGCAAGAGCCAAGAGTTATGAGGAGTTTGAAAAGAGTACTATTTAAATATTAACATTTAAATTCCAAACTCCATGGATGGATCGATAATCGTCAATATTCTCGAAGTATTGATTGGATTATTGATTTTCAAACCATTTAAGAATTTTGCAGAAGCATTATTGACATGGCTTAGGACTGCCGACCTAAGTAAAGAGAATGTGATAGATTTTTTAAAATATAATTTTCCAATGTTATCCGATTATTTTGAATCACGTAACAACAAGAAGAAATAAATACTCAAAAGATATTTGCTTTAAATATGTCTAAATTTCAAACATCGGGAGATAAATTAAAAGAGATTTTGAAAGTCATGGACTTGTGCAAGAACACAATCAAAATATCCTTCACGAAGGATGGAATGGTGTTCTCATCCATGGACCCCTCAAGAGTAACGCTGCTCAAGGGAACTATCAAACCTACGGCATTCGATGAGTATCAAGGTGATGAAGAGAACATCTACATCGATATGAAGGGTTTTGACTCCATCCTTAAGAGAGTGAAGAAGAATGCTGCGACCCTCTCAGTCAATGGGTCACAGATCGAAGTTACTGAGAGGAATACGACGTGGAAGGTAAGTCAGCTTAGAGAGGACACATCCCCACCCACACCTAGGTTCTCCCCAGCGAATGATTGCATCATGACTGCAGACCAATTCTCCGAAGAATTGTCCAGAGTCCTTGATGATGGGGATTATATCACGATACATCTCAACGAGTCGGCATTGACAGTTTCATGCAATACAGATGCTAAGAAGGACATCATCAGTACGAAGATTCCTCTCGAAGAATTGAAGGGAGTGAACAGAGGTTCTGTCGAAGCCAAATCATCATTCGAAAATTCATTCTTCAAGAATGTCATAAAGGACATACCGAAGGGAAGTCTCGTAGACATCGGATTGGATACAGATTATCCTCTCTCAGTAAGGATCTTCGATGAGAATGGTACATACGACATTTATTATTATATAGCACCAAGGATTGAACAGGTTGAGTGAGAATATGAGATACATTCTGACAGGATATTTGGAAGATGGCGAAGTTTGGTACAGGTCAACGATGGATGATGAATACAACGATGGTCTGGCGGAGATGGATAGGATTCTTACCCCAGAATACAGGGTCGCATTGAAGAAGAAGAATCCCACTGACACCCATGTAAGGATAGTCATCGAAGGGATTTGTGACTGCTGCGGTAAAGTGTCCGTCATCAAGGAGCTGATGGAAGCACTTTAATCAAAACCCTTTAATACTTCAAACCCTTTCCCTTTTATGATGACAAAATTTCATAAAGTATTGACAAACATACCCGAAGAATTTGTAGTTGAAAAGACGAGTGGTGGCACAACCTCATACTTCCCCAAGTTCGGTGGACTGATGTACCTTGCCAACACGATGGGTAAACCTATCATCTCGACGAAGAACATCTCAACGAAAGCAGATGAAGTTGTCTTCGAGTGCAATGGTTATCTCATCCCCAACAAGGCAACACTCGATGCGATGGGAATGGATGGAACATCTCCCCTCATCGATATGTGGAAGATGCCCACTGTCACACACGGAACTGCAAATGCTAAGAACTTGAACTCGAACATGATGCCTCATGCGACTGTTATGGCAGAGACTAGAGCAATCGTACGTTGCCTTCGTATCCTTACAGGATGCTCGTACACGAGTTATGAAGAGATGCAAGAATCCGACTTCAACGGTAACACCGTCTCTGCTGGTTCTTCTTCCTTCAAACCCATGTCCGCATCAGAGATGCTTCTTCAAGAGACAGACAATATGTCCAGAGAAGAACTCATTAAAGCGGTCGCACAGGTCATGTCGAAGCAGCCCTATAAAGGTATAATCGACCTCTACTGTAAGGAGAAGAAGGTTGCGATGTTCACCGGTCTCGATGATGCATCACTCAAAGAGTTGCACAAGAAGATTATGGACAAACTCAAGGGACAGTGATTGCCGATGACAGACAACACCGAGTATCGGTGGTCTGCACATCGTGCAAATATGTGGTTGGAGTGTCCTCGCAAATTCTATTGCTATCTGAATCACTACCCGACCGCACCCACCGAGACCAAATATATCGATACAGGACTTGCAGTACACGACCTCTTAGAGGACAGAGTGAAGAGCATCATCAAAGACCCCATGGATTATGCGAGAGAGCATAATGTCACAGAGGAGATGATGGATGTATTCAACACCTGTGTGAAGAATGGAGAACAATTCTACAAGTATGCTGGTGTCGGAATCCCAGAGAGGACGATACACTGTAAATTCACAACCCCTAAGGGAAGAAGGGTGGATTTGGAGGCACGTGTCGACCTCATCGCTGATAATGCGATATGGGATTATAAGACTGGTAAGAAGGCTGACAAACCAGAGTACAAGTTACAAGGTCAATTGTATCACTTCGCAACGCAGTTCATGTATCCCGTAGCCAAATTCATCTCCCTTCAAACTGGAGAGATATATGAAGTAGAACACCCACCAAAGGACTATATCCCTAAACTTGCGGACAAGTTCATCGACTCAATCGTCGAAAATGACTTCCCAGCGAAACAGAGTTTTCTCTGTGAGAAGTGGTGTCCTTATTACAGGTACTGTAAAGGAGACCTGCAATATGTATACATCGAAGATGTGAAGAACGACCCGCAGAAATATGGGATGGTATCTGCATTAAAGAAGTGATAATATGAAATGCGAATGTGGTGGGACTTATACGAAGTCCGAAGGATTAGAGGGTGCTTTCTGCGATAAATGTGGGAAGTTCATCGAGAAGTATGTAGATGATGAGGAATTGGACTTAGAACATCTCTATTCTCTTGAGAGGATAGGAAGCATTCGTGGAGTTCCTGTCAATGAGATAAAGATAGGGTCTGAAACGAAGGGACGTTTGGAGATCTGTATCCCAGCATATGCAACAGAGTACGAAGCCAGGGCAATCGTCGATATGTATCTTCGTGTCTTGGAGTATACGAAGAATCAGATAGATGCAAAGTCCCTTGACATCTATTCATCAAGGGGGAAGAAGAATGAGTGAGCAATACATAGTGATTACGCCTTGCGTAGGCGGTGGGTTGTGTTTCTACAACGAACCCACATATGTCAGTGACAACTATTTCAGCGGAGTGAACATCGTAACCAAATATAGAGAACATATTAGAGAGGAAGATGTATATCTTTTCGAAGGCTCTATCGTGGATTTGTTCAAAGGTATCAAGGCAAGGCGTAACGGAGAGAATGTGATATATCTCCGTGATTACCTTAGAGGTGCAGAGGCGAAGATGATGGTCTTTGATGATTACTGTACACTCATCGACAGGATGGGTAGACCTCACTCCATCAAACTCAAATTCGATAAAGGAGTGAAGATCGCACCAGATGTCGAACTCATATACTCCCCAGACCTCAATGCATACCGTGTCACTACGAGAGAGTCCAGATGCAGACAGAACAAGTACGTTATGAGAGTACCAACAGGGGAATCCTACGACCGTATCATCTCAGTACTCAAGAATGGCTCATACACGACACAGGAACTGGCTTGTATGCTCGATGACACGGAGAACCGTATCTCTGGTAGGCTTTCAGAGTTATTCGCTTCTGGGGTCGTTACAAAAGACGGTAGGAAGAAGATGGTAGACACTGGCAAGAGTACTACGGTCTGGAGTCTGGTACGTTGAGTGAAGACAAGTATGCATGGCAGAAGGACACATACAGACTCTGGAAGGAGAACAATTATCATGGACTTCTGAAGGGTTGTGTATCGGCTGGAAAAAGTCGTGCTGGATGCAATTGCATCATCGGATATCTCAATGACTTTGGAGCAGATAGAGAGATATGGATACTCGCACCTACGAACGAGATTCTCAATCAATGGAAGGCAGAGCCGCAGATCAAAGGCTTGAAGAACATACAGTTCATGACCTACATCTCTGCGGTCAATAGGTTGGTCAAACGCTATTCTGAGGACATATACAATGTGCCAGATTTATTGATTCTGGATGAGGCACACACTGCCTCAGCACCTGTTGCTGGCAGGGTGTTGAACTTCGGCATACCTCATATCCTCGGATTATCTGGAACGCCCGGTGGAATCGAGAAGGCGATAGGTGGAGTATTCCAAGAGGTCAAGTGGGAGTGTGCCAACATCGCCCCTACGACCATCCACTATACCTTCTTCCCAATCTCCGCATCCGAGAAGGCAACCTATGAAAAGAAAAGTGCCAGTATAGAGAAATATCGCAAAGACCATCCATACTCGACGATGTGGAATGACCAGATTCTGTCCATGTTATATCTCAGACGTAGAGATGCAGTGTATAAGATGCAGTCTAGATTACCTCTTGCAGTCAAACTGATAGAACAGAACAAGGGGAGAAGGATAATGGTATTCTTCGAGAGGAAACAACAGGCATACGACCTCTCTGCTATGCTCGACCACCTAGGTATCGAACACTGCATACACATTGCTGGAAACGAGCATCTCGATGAATATCTCGATGGATTGAGTGACATCGTTCTCTGTTGTAAGAAACTCAATTCTGGATTCAGTGACCCATCGACAGAGGTTGGAATCATCGTCTCTACTGCTCTCGGACAGGCGAATCACATTCAGAGAGTAGGAAGAATTATAAGACCGAAAGACAATAAACACGCAGACGTGTATGTATTACTCGCAGAAGGAACGAACGACGAAGAACTATACAATCAAAGGAAACAGATGTTCCCAGACGATATGATAGATAAGATTGAATGGAAGGAATAAAATGGATTACACACAAGAAGATTTGGACAAGTTGTATGAAGAGTACAAGTATCATGAGGTCATGATGAATGCTGCGAAGGAGAAGTTCAACGAATGTGCTTCTGCTCTTGCAGAGAAGGGTATCTGGTCATCGGGAAAGGGAAGGAAATTGAAAGAGTATCGCAGAGTGAATGATAAATTGGATGTGACGATGCTCTCCACACTTCATGAGGATAGGTACAAAGAAATCCTCTCATCTGGACAGATATCAATCCCTAAGAAGGCGTATGATGCATTCAGAGATGACATCCTCGATTGTATCGAATCCAGTGAAACGGTGTACTATCAACTAAAAGATTAAGTATTAATCTCTTAATTTATAATTCTGGGCAACTCACAGAAGATCCTCGTGAATACGACAAAGTAAAGGTCTGTGAGCCCCAACCCTTTTTATACTATGATTGCTTTCTCTATCTTATGGCTAGAAAGAAGAAAGTCGACGATGCGGTAGAAACACCCATTGAAAACGCCTCGACAGAGGTCACAGAGCCTGTCGTAGAAGAAACTCCTGTCATAGACGTCCCAGAAGCGATAGACACACCCACAGTCAAGATTGAGGATGTTCCTACAATAAAGGTTGCCACAATCGAGAAGAGGGTGGATGTCATAACCATTGAAGAATGTAAGAAAGAAGCAGTGAAACAGATCGATAGGTGTACTGCATACATCGTCAGTGGTGTCGATAAGAACTATGGTAGGATATTTGAGATGTCTAGGGCTGAATGGGGAATGTACTACGTCAACCTCGAATATTATGCAACTAGGAAACGTTCCTCATTCCCAGAGAAGCCCAAGGTTCTTGAAGTGCCATGAGTATATGAAATAACCAAACTTTTTATATCACTTTATTTATTATTTAAGCCATGGGTACGGAAAACCAACAACTTACATTAAGAGAACAGGACTTGACACCTAAAACTCCTGTCGTAGTCAAGGACTCTGCCGAACCCATTGATATAGATATAGTAAAGGCATTCAGAACATCGACGATAGGCATCGTCGGAGATAAGATGTCTGATGAGATTCAAATACTCATTTTGAATGTGTTAGAAAAAGGCTCATCGTTAGACATGGCTGCACGTTATGCGATGATTTCTCCTGCAGCTCTCAAGAAGTATATCGATGAAGGGATGGAAGAAGCATCGAAATATACTGAAGAGATGTACAATAATGGGGAAGAATTATCCAGAAAAGCCTTATTCGCAGTAGAGTGTATGCAGAGGATGGCAAAGGCTACTGTTGAGATGAGTTCGGAGTTCTATGATAGATGTTTCGAATCTGGAAACACACACTTGATGATGTGGTGGTTGGAACGCTTAGATCCCGACCGTTTCCACCTCAAAAAGAAGGTTGAGAGTCAAAACACAACGAATATCAACTCCAACGCTGTGGTTGAGTTTAAATTTACTGCACCACAGGTCGTACGTTCAGATGAGGATAATGCACTCTATGAGAGTCGTATGAAATCACTCAATGACAAGTATGGGAAAGAGTGACCATGGCAAATATCAAAAAGGATGTCGTACAGGGACCGTGTGAAGAAGCCATCCTTGAAACATTCAAAGGACCGCTTTGGGAATCAGATAAGAGATTCATCGTTCTGAATGGAGGTGGCGGAAGTGGTAAATCAAGGTCGATAGTTCAGAGACTTTGTTATCTCTTCATGTATTATGATGATGTTATCATTGCAGTCATTCGTGAGTCTATGCCTATCCTCAAACGTTCTGTCTATATGGGAGACCCATCCATAGTTAGGACTTTAAGAGAATGGAATGTTCCTGTTGATGATTGGTGGAATAAGACTGATGGAATAATCACGAACCCGAATAACCTGTCGGAATTTCGTTTCATTGGACTCGATTCGGCTGAGAAGATCAAATCACAGAATTGGAATTACTGTTGGATAGAGGAAGCAACAGAATTGTCATTGGAGAAGTGGATGCAGTGCGATACACGTATGAGAAGACCGAACAAACACGGTCCAGACCAGATGTTCATCTCATACAACCCCATCAGCATCTACAATTGGGTACTGCAACTCTTTGTTGCCAACCCATCAGAGTATATCAAGCAGAACTCCATAGTCCACTTCTCGAATTATTTAGACAATCCCTTCCTACCCAAGGAAGCAATCATCTCCATGTTCGATAAGGCGGAGAAGGATGAGAATTACTATTGGACGTATGTCGTTGGTAAGGCTGGAATACCGGTCGGACAGATATATACGAACATCAAATTCTCATATCGTGATGGTCTGTACAACGAAGATAGTGAAGGGAATGTGGTAGAGATACAAGCACCATGGTCTGATGAGGTATGGAAACAGAAACCATATTTCGCAATAGACTGGGGATATGTCGATCCAACCGTCATCGTTGAGTTTAGGGAGTATAACGACACCATCTATGTTATTTGTAGATACTATGAGACTGAAAGAACCATGTCGCAGATAATCTCCAAACTGAAAGAGATTGGATGTGATGGGGACACGATGATATATTGTGATTCTGCCGAGAAGGATAGGATAAATGAACTCTCTTTGGCTGGATTCTGCCCAACAGGTGCGACCAAATCACGTCATGCTGGAATAATGCACGTGAAGTCACAGAACATAGTCGTTGATATAACTGGAAAATATGGGAAAGTGTCAAAGCAAGAATTGGATTCATATTCATGGGCAAAGGATAAGGATGACCCAAGGATATTGCTTGATGAACCAGACGATTCAACACCAGATCATTTTTGCGACTGCTTACGCTATGGGGTAGTTACGCATCATATACAAAATACAGAGTTCTCGACCGGTGTATTGATGAGCAGCGACATTCCGACATCACAAAGAAAGAAGACGAGTAAAGAGATTTTAGAAGAGATGCAAAAATGCACCACTTCCTTTAAATGAAGTCGTTTATATCTTCTTCATTCTTGTCTTCTGGGAGAGAGTCTACGACCCTCTTAGTCGAAGCCCACATCCTAAGTGCATTATACACCATATGACGTGAATAATCGAGCATTGCTTGTGATGACATTCTGACCATGTTATTCAGTCCAGAGGTCTTACCCCTCGCATAATGCTCCAATGTGTAGTCCATATCCGCAACCGTGTCTTTCATCTCTGACAACCAGACCATTGCACTCATATAGTAGTCATCACTCACAGAGGGTACTTCGAATTTCTCGGTCTCGCCAGAATACATCTCCTTAAATTCATCGACAGGATTCATTTTCTTCTCACCTTGTTCAGATTAAAGACTTTCTCTTCAAGTTCGTATGCTATGAAGAAGAATGTACCCACTTCATCACTGTTCTGTTCTCTCGCAGTGATCGTAAGCATCTCGATGTACGACAAGTCCTTATTCTCGTCTATCTTCATAATCTTCTCCATCTCGACCACGTTGAACTCAACCTTCCAAGTGTCCTTGGCTATCTTAAGTCTACACGTCATCTTATCTTCAACGAATCTAGTATGCATCGAGTACGTATATTCCCCGAAGCGATACAAGAACATCCAGTCATTGTTACCAGCCCTCTTCCAATGTGAGTTCGTATGAATGTCCTTAGCGAATCCATCATATAACACACTCATCAGACCAGAGGGAACTTGAAGATACATATCAAAGGATAATATCTCTGTGTATATAAACTCTTTCGAGTCAAGTTTAAATACTCAAATCCATATCTCATATCTATGTATCAAGACAATATGTTGGAGTTACTTCTCGAAGTGGTTGAAAAGTTACAATCTATAAAGGAAGCGATAGTGGATCAGACTGCAGCATTGAGAGAAGTAATCGACGTATTGGATGAATCGGAGGAATGAGAATGGGAACAGACATGACCGTGTATTTAGAGGTATATGGAGAGAAGCAGAAAGAGTGGTTTCGCATAACCAAACAAACATCCAACCGCTGGTATCAGATGTTCGCACGTATCGGTGGTGTTAGGGGATTCAACGAGAACAATGCTGCATATCACAACCGTGGAATCCCAACAGATATGAACAGATGGGATGCAGCTCATCTGAGGAATCCAGAGAATTGTTACCACAGTATCACATACTACACATATAGAGAGTTGAAGAACTCCGTCCTTGACTGCACGGAAGAGGATTATGACTATCCCGAGCAGATGGTACGTTTCGACTTGGATGATATTATGGGTTCAGAGATACCGGTCTGGAGACACATGATAAAGGCACTCGTAAAGAGATACGGAAAAGACAATGTGAGATTTGTCTTCGCCTTCGATAGTTGAATCAAATATCAAACACTTTATATACCAATATTTTTTTATTCTTTTTATGACCTTTGATTGGCTTACAATTATCGCAGTGGCTATTGCAGTCATTGCAGGGTTTGCACTGTTCTACGTTTACAACGTACGTGCAACACAGACAGTAGATAAAGCATACACACTCATCGTTACGCTCTTCGACACATATGGAGAGAAGATCAAGGTCAATGACCCTGTTCTGTATGATGATGTGAAGTGTGCTTTGGAAGTGATGGATAAGGCGATGGAAGATAAGAAGATCTCCATCGAGGAGACCTTTGATATCATCGCCACATACCTTCCGTTGTCAAGGCGTTTGACGAAGTTCGTCAAAGAGAAGTTCTGAACTAAGAACCTCTCAAACCTTTTTAAACTCTTTAATATCTTTTCCATCGAATTTGACGATGTTTCCTGTACTGTTGTTCACGTGTATCCAGACATCCCCATTATTCTGAAGGAATATCTCTCTCGCCTTATAACTCTCACATAACAACACTGTAAGGTCATTGATATACGTTCTTATCTTCTTAGCACTGTTCATCCTATACTCTGTAAGAGATTCGAGATGATGCAGCATCGCCAGATACGCATCAAAAGCATCATAACCAAGTATTATACTACTCATGATTGTAAATCGTTCACATAGTATATGAACCTTCTCTGGGTAATATTATATACTCAAACCCACATCTCCTTTTAGTGATAAAATGCAATTGACATTCCATGGGGATAGTGATGATATTCGTTTGGTATTCGCCAATGACAAAGAGATGCTGGATGCTTCTGGTTTCGATTCTGATTTCAAGCCCAGATATGTCGAAGTTGCCAGAGCTGATGGGGCATTTTATGCAGTGTTCTTCTATGATGGTTGCTGGTCGGTCTCTATCAGACAAATCGAGGAGGATATTCCGCTCCCTTCGTGGCTCAAACTGGTAAGGGTCGAAACGGGAGCGAACGGATATTCGGCAGACTTAGTGATAGAAGTACCCGATGATGTAGTATTGAGGGATTGTGGTGACGATGGATTTTAAACCTTGTCCAATATGCGGTAAGGAATTGTCATTGAAATCTGTATATTTCTTTGATGATGAAGGAAATGAATGTGACCATGCTTCCGACCAATTCGTAGCAATGGTCATCGTATCATGTGATTGTGGATATTCCTTTGCTACACATATAGGGTATGTCTATGAGGAAGAAGAAGACCTCTATGAAGGAGGGAAGTGGGAGGACAATTTCATCACTCTCGCAAATCGTCGTTACAAGGGGGCAGATTGAATGAATTTTGAACCATGTCCGATGTGTGGTACGTCCCTCTCAGAGAAGAACATATGCTTCTTCGATGATGATGGGTGTGTGTACGACAGTATCTCTAAATTACACGCTGGAAGAGTTGGTGTGTTTTGTAAATGTGGATATTCCTACTCAGTGGAAGTAGAATTACTTTACATTCAAAAAGGTGGATGGAAAAAGAATTTCATCAAACTTGCAAATCGTCGTTATGAAGAGAAAAAGGAGTGAGAAGAATGGATACAAAATATAGATATGATGTTGTTACAGAGTTTGACGATACTATGAAACACTTTGAGTTCAGCAACATCGCACAGATATTGGGATATATCGAGTATGAGTTAGAGAAGGCAAGACCGGGTGTGACAATCTCATTCACGATTGATGACCATCTCAAATCAGTCGAGGATAATATCGACCCAGATACAGAATTGTCCCCTAATTGAGGTAGAGATATGCTGCACTATTTAGTTCACTTAAGTTACAAAGGCGAAGAGGATGGAGAGGAACACCCATTCAACGATGCACAGATGGCGTTCCACTATATCTACACACTTCTTCTGAAGAAACAGAGTGAGTTAGATTTTCTAGGATTCTGTATCAAGGATGAAGATGGGAAAATACTTGAGAAGGGAGTTTATATCAATGAATGGATAAAGGGGGAGAAAAAATGATCGTGGAGAGATATAAGTGCAATAAATGTGGTCAATTGATGGATGAACCACGGACGAAGATAAGAACACACAGTGACATTTACTGGGGGTGTGCCGCATCAGTACATCTCTGCAAGAAGTGTTCTGCTGACCTCATGAAGTGGTTGAGGGATAAACCACTCACAAGTAATGGAAGCGACGAAAGTGTACCGATAGAGGCTGGGGAGGAATCGAAGTGAGACCAGAAGATGACAAGAATCCTAAGCCATGGAAAGAGGGCAGTGAGTGGTGTGTACGTAAATGCCCTCATGACTGTAGAGTGGTAATCGTGACAACACCAATTATAAGAAGAAATATAATCAGAACCGAATGTCCAATCTGTGCTATAGATAATAACTATATTTTCTATAACTCGAAAGCATTGGACGAACTCATCAATCCTCCAAAGGATATGTCCCTACGATAAGATATTATATTGTCGTTGAAGAACCAATGCATTTGATGAGAAAGCATGAGTTCTATAACGAGGAAGAGGCTATAGACTTTGCACATTGGGTGATAGGAGACCCATTCACATATACTTCGGTAGAATATCATGTGATGGATGGAGAAGATATTGTATTCGAAGCAAAACTCTGGCGGAAACCAGACAACTCAAAGAAAGAAACACACAGGCGGCTTTATGATGCATACAAGAGAAAATACGAGAATGAGTAATGTGAACACTAGAACCAAACTAACACACTTCTTAACATCTAACGAGATGCAGATGGTCGATTTCATCGCTGAGATGTCAGATGAGCATAAGGCATATCTCTTAGCAATCTATACTGGTGACATCTCATTGAACAGTGGCACGAGAGTGTATGTCACAATGGAACAAGCACTGAGTGCAATCACAGAACAATTCAATAAGAGAGTCAAGAACGAATTGAAGATACTCAATCTATTCGTATACACGACCGGTCACAAACTCATAGATTCCTATCAAGTGTATAGAAGAACGGATGTAAATTGGTAGGCTGAGAACACTTATATACGTGTATCTCTTACGGATGAATCGAACAGAATATTCATTAGAGTGATAAAATGGAAAAGATACGTGTTGTCGAGTTATTCGCTGGTATTGGGGCACAACATCAAGCACTCAAAGATGCCAACATCCCACACGAGGTCGTAGCAATATCTGAGATATCTAAGAGTGCCATAAAGGCGTATGAAGCCATACATGGTAAAGTGAACAACCTTGGAGATATAACCAAGATTGAACATCTCCCAGAGTGTGACCTACTCACATACTCATTCCCCTGTCAAGACTTGTCAGTCGCTGGTATTCAGAAGGGTATGAAGAAGGGTACAGGTACACGTTCTGGATTGCTTTGGGAAGTGGAAAGGTTGCTCAAAGACATGAAAGAGGGGGGGGGCAAAACCTTCCAAAGGTACTTCTCATGGAAAATGTCGACGCAATCGTCAATAAGAACAACATAGACGATTTCAAAGATTGGATAAACGTATTGTATCAACTCGGTTATACATCTTCATACAAGGTGTTAAATGCCGCAGATTATGGCGTTCCTCAGAGACGTAAGCGTTGCTTCATGGTCTCAATTCTAGGGGATACATTCTATCAATTCCCACCTTCAATCCCTCTCACTAAGAAACTTAAAGATGTCTTAGAGGAGAATGTGGATTCATCATATTATCTCAAAGAGGAACAGATGAAGGGGTTGATTCTCTACGATGATGAACAATTGAGGAAATTGAAGAACAATGATCTGGACAAGGTGGGGTCCATAGAGAGTTTGAGATTCGAAGCAGAGAGAAGAGTCTACTCACCAGAGAGATTAGCACCAACCGTTACCACCAAAGACCATTTGACAAAGATCGTAGAATATCTCAATGTTAAGGTTGATACTAAGAAGGGATATGATGAGGCATATGAACATGATGGTATCAATACAGGATTCATAAAGACATTGAGAAGGGGAAGGGTACAACACGAGAAAGCACCAACACTTACTACGAAGGATGGTTGTGGGTGTGGTGTTGTCATCTGGGGGGATAAACAACTTAGAATAAGACGTTTAACGCCCAGAGAGTGTTGGAGATTGATGGGATTCTCTGATGAGGCATATGATAAGGCATCAGAGGTAGTATCACATCACTCACTCTATGTATTGGCTGGTAACTCGATTCCAGTACCAGTCCTAACCATCATCTTCTCCTCTCTCTTTTACTCTCTCTTCTCTCCCCCTCCCCCCCTCTCATCACCCTATCCATCACTTCAATATCCTCACACACACCCTG